AGGAATTTCCCAGATATTTGAACCCTGTTCAAGATAGACTTTAGTATTTCTACTAAATTGTAATGTTGCCATAGTTTATCTCCTATGTTGTAGAGAGGACTTGGACGTGAACCTTTGTTCTTGCCAGTCGTCTCTAATAGCGAACCTCAAGTAAGATTTCTCCTACCCCCAGCGGTTCAAGCACTCCTTCGTCAGTTGTAATACTAACAATGGAAATTTGTTGAGTGTACTGAGTAGCTCCTCTGCGGTCTATATACGCCAATCGAGAATTTTTCTCAATAACTGTCTCAATATCTTCAATTAACATATCAAGTGCATCTACTGCATCTTCTTCATTTACATACATTCTTACAGTAACCGATAGAAACCTATCCTTATACCCTGCACCTTGATAGTCTCGTGTTTCTTGTCCTGCGTTCAAATGTACAGCGGGAAACTCCTCTACTTCATCCCAAAATTTTAGTCGAGGATGTACATTTCCGAATAAATTACTATGAAATTCTCCATCTCCGTCAATTTCTTTTAACTTTTCTGTTAGAGCATTTACAATAGACATACGACGAGTAGAATAAATTCTTTTTACATCCGTGCTCATTTACACTCTCCTCGTAAAAAATCTTCCAATTGCCATTTCGGCAGCAATTTCTCTTATGGACGCATCAATCAATTTTCTAGGGTCTCTATCGTCTGAGCCCTTAGCGTACCCCCGTTCAAAAGTTTGATAGGGATTTTTTTGGTAGGTGTATCCAATACTTGGGTAGCCTTTTTTAGTCGCCATTACTTCAGTGACTTTTACAGAAGAAGCAAATCTACCACTTCTATAGTTCAAGCGAGGGTCTCCCATATTATTCGCAACTGTTTGTGGTAATTTTTGGTTAATCAATACTGCTAATTGAAATAAGCTTTGTCTATCATTAGAGTCAAATCCTTCTATAGCTACTGGCGTCCTATCTTTATATTTAGAAGCAGTTGCTTTTGTGGTTTTACTTTTTGTGCTTCCCCTACTTTTTCCATATGTTATTTTTTCTTCCGAAAAATTTGTTTTTATTTTTTTATTTTTCTTAGATACCTTAGCAAAAGGATTTTTTACAGTTTTTTTAATTTTTGTAAACTTAGAATCAGAGCCTTCTTGATTCACCCAAGTAAACGCATCCATTTTTTCTATAATAGCTTGGATATCTTCTGTTAGTTGAATACCGGCAGCTTTTTCTATACTACCTCCCCTTTGTCTATTGAGAAATTTACTTTCTAATTCTACTTTTACTGTATCTGCGGAGCCTTTTGAAGAATTTTTAGTAATTTTAAAATTAGTAATACTTTGTAATTCTTTTAAAAACTGTTTAACAATAGGATTGTTATTGTCAGAGGACCAGTCAAATAAGGCTTTTTCTACTTCTTGTTTTCTTTGTTCTGATACGGCAGAACCTTCTTGGTGTCCAATATCAAGAAAGTTTCGTGTAATATTTCTAATTTTATTATTTTCTGATCTACTTTTATTTAATTTTTTTATTTGAGCCTTTAATTTCTTTATTAGGTCTCTTTGATTTTCTTGCTTTATTAGTCTAAACTGATTGAAAATATTGGCTGTTTTCCCTGGTTTAGCACTTAAAATAAAAGTAAATCTTTTTGAATTTCCTCGTAAATCTTTAACTTCAGTTTGCTTAGTATCTGTATTAAAATTTCGAAAATCTTCATACATACCTTTACACATTTTAGGAACTTCAGTATCAATTATATCTATAATACTTTGAGGAAGTTGACCTTCTCGATACCCTCCCCTAGATAACATTTCTTTTTTTATTTGAGTTTTAAGTTTTTGTTCACTAACTGTAATTGAATGAACTTTTTTATCAGAAACTAAACTTCTATAAGTCTGTGAGTCTTTTTCTAGCCTACGCTTTATGCCTTTTATAGCTTCATCTAATGCGGTCTTAGACATTAAAAGTTCTTATACATATCCAAGACACGTTTAATGTGGTCAGGGAATCCTCTTCCGTCTCCAGTGCCAGGATTTTCAACAGTAGCACCTGCGAGAGTTCGGCGTTGAGTATGCTCTTCTTTATGATAATATTGTACCAAATCGAGACAAGCAAGTTTTAAATCTGCAGGAGTTTCTGCGTATCCTGCAGTATAAGTTACACGAACCGCTCCTGGCCCTTGCCTCCAGTTCTTATAACTACTTCCACCTGTTGTACGAATAACACTATCTGTAGTAGCATCAAAATAATATTCATAGGCAGCAGTAGTTAAAGTATTATAAGAGTCTTCGTAGGTATTTCTTTCTTCTACAGATACGATTGTATTTACAGGACTTTCTGTAAGTTGAACAATATGAGTATGCCAGTTAATATTAAAAGTTTCTACTTTGTTTGTAGAGTAGTGGTCAATAATTGAATTGCCACAGTAAGTTTTTACTAATTGACTTACGGATTCAATAAGTGTGCGAAGACGAGCATCATCTTTGACACTTGACAAGTTTTTAGAGTCTTTATACTCTTCTAATGTAATTAAATCTGCCATAAATCAATTAGTAAAAACTTGGGGAGGCGAACCTCCCCAGTTTGTAAAAGTATATTAAGATGCCGCTTGGACAATCTTAACAACAGATACGTCAGTAGTACCGTTGTTAGCAACGAGCTGGTTGAAGCCAAGAGACTGGCTAGCAACGATTACTCGACGCTGGTTTAGTACTTCGTAGTCTTGCTCTACAGATACACCGCGGAGACGAGGAATTACGTGGTTTCGAACGTTAACAGCGTAGCCCATAGAGGCACTTGCAGCTTCTGCTTCGAGTTGGTCAGATACTACTACAGGAGTACCGTAGATAGCACCAACTGAACCAGTGATCTTGGTAGCAACGTCTGAACCTACATCAGTGATGTCAGCAAAGCCAGCATCAGCAATCAGGTCGTAGTAACGCTTCTGCGATACAACGTATACCAAGTCTTCAGGCATCATGCCATACTTACCCATCAGCTTACGTGCGTCCAAGAAGTCAGATGCAGTAACAGCACCAACACCGGCAGCAGTAACATCAGTTGCAAACAGGTTAGTACCAGCAAGAGCCTCAAGACCGTTAAAGCCTTCAGCACCACCAGAAGTACCGTTAATGATAGCATTGTCTACAGCGCGAGCGTGAGCACGTGCAACAGACTCAACAAGCATTGGCATCAAGTTAACAAGAACTTCTTCATCAATGTTGTTGTCCATGAAAGTGGTCGAAATCAATCGAGTAGCTTTCAGGATTACTTGCTTAGCATTGTACTGAGCGTTAGTAACTTCTGGACGGTTCTCCAAGTTACCTGCTGTATCAGTGTTTGAACCCCAAGCTGCAGGACCTGCATCAGTTTGAATCGGCAGTACCTGAGTCTGAGAATTGATAGTAAGCTCACGGAATGCTTGTGCAAGCTTCAGCTCAAGCATAATTTCTTTCTCGATACGAGTAGAAACTTCTTGTGCAATATCAGCAGCGTTAGCTGCATAGTTGATACCGGCCTTTTCCATAATACCACGTGAATAGTCAGTATCCCAGCCCTTGCCAGTCATTACGCCGAGAAGGTGGCCATACATAAAGTCTTTGCCCCACTTAGAAAGGTCGCCCTTTTCTGCACGGTCAGCAAATACGCGCTTAGACTCACGCATTTTGGTAAGCTCTTCGTTCTTCTCTTCCAAGTCAGCCTTGTACTTAGCGAGTACTTCTTCAATAGAAGCATCTTTTTCAGCCAGCTTAGCTTCAACGTCAGCAACCAAGCGCTCAGCGCCTGACTCAACGCCAACTTTGATAGCTGACTTTACTTCTTCTTCTTGAGCAGCTTTTGCTTCTGCTTCTGCAGCAGCTTTCTCTTGAGCTTCTGCAGCAGCTTTCTCTGCAGCAGCTTTTTCTTCAGCCTGCTTCATTGCGATCTTTGCAGCAGTCTCATCTGCTACGCGCTTCGCGAATGCTTCCAGGTCGATTTCGGGAGTTTTGTTCTCTTCCGACATTTTGATCTCCTTTTGGACTTTGTAGTCCCTTTCCGGTGTGTCACTAGCTACTTCTGAATCTTCAGTTTTAGCCAGAGACTGACCGGCTAGATCCACACAGTTTTTAAATTGTTTTTTGAAATCTTCGTACTCATCTATTGAGTCAAAAGACTTAGCCAATGAAAAAGTTGCTGCCTGATTACAAGGTACAGATACAACTGATACCTCGAATAATTCAGCATCCTTAATCTTTAATCCGTCGGTTTCACTAAGATAATCAGCATCCTTGACTCGGAAACCGACAGAAAAGGCTCCAAGGACACCGTCTTTAACAAGGTCCGCTACAGCACCAGAAGGTACTACAGCACTTTTTGAAATTTTTGCTTTTAGCTCAAGGCCGTTTTCAGTGACCTTGACACCAGTTGCTCTACCAATTGGGTGGTTATAGTCATGATTAAAAAGAATAATAGGATTCTTTTCAAAATTGGCTAAACCACCTTTTGTCCACGCAGTTGCATCAATAGTATCGCCTGCACGATCAAAATCAGAGGTACTAGCCATACCACAAATATGTACGCCCCCATCGTCATCTATATCTAAAGACTTGAACGTAGAAGTTAGATTAAAAATCTTATTCATCGTCACTATCCATTTCTTCTGCAGGGGCAGGCTTGCTCAAAGGACTAGGCTTGACTGCCTTTGGTGCAGGGGTTGGTGCGGGCTTAGGCGGCTCCAATAAATCTGGATGAGCGACTTTTAACGCGTGAATTAAATACTTCCATGCTTTAAAGCTGCGCTTAACTGAAATAGCGTGAAGAGCTTCTTTAGGCCCAACGATATTCATGTAAGACTTATACTCAATGTCGAGTGGCAGTTCAAATTCTTTGAAGTGCTTATATGCAATGTCCAAAACTAGCTGTTTTTGTCTAACTGCCATCTATTCTTCTCCTTCTGTGGGCCTTCCGCCGAGACTAGGCTCGACAGCGCTTCCTGCTATATTAGCAGGTACTCTAATTTCATCAGCATCGGGTAGTTCATCAAAGTTCATTGCTACTCGTGCTTCATTTGGGGTAATGATTCCTGCATTTACGAGAGAAGTATAAAAAGTTGCTTGGTCTCGTAGCTCAGGCTGTAAGGCAGGAATATTCGTAATATCTTCACCTATATTAAATCCAAAATACCTACTATATCCTGCATTTAATTTTTCTACAATAGGCATTATTGTTTCTAGATAATACAAACGCATATTTGGACGAATGTTTGCATTATTTCCTGAATCTAATAAAATTGGAGGTACTCCAATAGATTTTAAAATAATTTTTTCGTTTTCTTGAATTGCCGATTGAAAGTCCATTTCACGAAAGTTTACGTTTGAGATTTTATCTACTTCGATGCCACCATCAAGAATAAGAGGGCGTCTGCCTCCAGCATCTGGCTTGTATCGAGCAGTCCAAGATTGAATCATACGCTCTTTAATTTTTTCAGACAGAGTATTTGGAGATTTAAGAACAAGGCCTGGAACAGCGCCATTTTTAAAGAAGTTATCTTGAAAATCTCGCATATTCTTCATTAAAACCATTGTTCTTAACGCTGGCTTTAATCGAGAAACTCCACGGTAAATAGAGTAAAACGAGTTTTCTTTAATATGAATAATCTCGTCTGTGTTAAAATTTTGTCCTCCGTCGAAAGAGTAATAATCAACGAAAGTAGTCCTACTAGCGTGAATAGTCATTTTACTAGCAGGAAGATGGTATAGGTGTACACCATCAAAATAAATAAAGATATTTCCGTCTAAAATATAGTCTGTGAATAAGTTTCTGCGGAAAGAAGAAATATCTTGAAAAGGATTAGGCTCGCGGTTTAAAAGTGTTGATACTTTGCTCGCTTTTACGCCCTTTACTGCACCCGGAAATGAATTTTCTTGGTGTACAATTGCGTCAATTTCTGCACAGTCATCTACGACAATATTTACGCCTCGATTGACAATTTCAAGGTCTTCATACGCGCGCTCATAGCTATAAGTAAATTCACGAGAAGGCTCTGTAATATTATTATAGTACGGCTGAATCGGATTGAGTTTTTCCTCAATCTCCGTATCTTTTTTAGAGCCAAACCCAAATTTATACCAAGCCATGTTTTTCTCTTTGAATCTCTACCCACCTTTTCTGCTTTTTAGCAGTTCCAAGGCTAGGGTTTCTTCCGTAAATGGAATGAAGCTGCAAATGATGATCGTGACAGATTGTTACAGTTTCTTCATAAAACTCACTGTGACACTCTTCAATAAATTCATCTCTCCAAATTACAATGTACTCATCAGTATAGTGTAACGGTCTCTCTTTCTGTTTTTTGCCTAGCCACTGTTTTAGTAAAGGACTAAGAGAATAAAAGTGATGAAAATCAAGTTCTGTTTGCTTTCCACAGATGTAACATTCAGAACCTTTCTCGTATTTGGATTTAGCTCGGTCTCGAATGTATTTTATTGGATCTCTCTTGAGCTTTTTCATATTTATTACCAGAATTATATCGTGGGGAAGGTAATTTGTCAATAATTATTTTTCTTAGGTATCTTTAAAACCCGCTCTGGCTTGTTTCGAAAGAGTACAAAGCATATCGAAGTGCATCCGCCATGTGTGAGGCTCGATTATGCTTTGGCTTTTCTTTTGCCAGATTTGGATTTGGATCCCATTGATATTGATCTAAGCAGGCTAACACTTCTCCGCATCTTTGATCGACCATTAAAGTATCATTGTCAACTATACCCGCTACGTGAGCGATTCCATCTAGTACCGACTTTTTTGCATTTACAGTTGAAATATCATAATTTTGTGCAAAGTCATATCGAGTCTGCTGTGCTGCGGAATCTATATATACATAATCAATATCATACTTATCAATCATATCTCTAATTACTACCGCGTGTTGTTCCGTTGTTTTTTCGGCGTCCAGGTATTCATCCAGTACATAGTACAGACCTTCATCCCAATCATAAGCAACAACGCAAAAAGCAGTTGGGTCTCGATAACCAACGTCAAGTCCCGCAAATACATCCATTCTTCGAGTTTCTAAAACGTCATTATTTACTATACATTTTTCGTGATCGAAGTTCCATATCTGTCCTTCATAAGTATTGAAATCTGCTTCGTACTCTTGTCGGAACTCAGCATCGGACATACTTTTTCGAGCCTCCTCAATATCGCTCTCAGACATTCGAGGATTATCTTGATAAGTCGCTCGTATCGAGCACCATTCGGAAAATTCATCATTAAAACCTCTATCAAAAAATTCAGCAAACCAGTTGTTCCTACCCCGAGGTGTAGAGATAAACAAAGCTTTTGAATTCTCTTTATCTAGAGTAGGTCGAAGTGCAACATTAAAAGCATCCTTTCCGTCTGCTAACGCTGCCTCATCAAATATAATCAAGTCGTAACTTCTACCTACGCAGGAATCTACTTGATTTATCGAGCCCATGCGGATTGTAGACCCGTTAGTTAATTCTATAACTTTGTCCTTTGCATTGTCTTTTGCAACTTCCAGATCAAAGTGCTTAATAAGATTTCTCTGTAAATCAAAAGAAATCTGAGACAGTGCATAGTTAGGGGACATTATGAGAATGTTTGAATTGGGAACTAGTGATACTAATTGCCCAATAATGTTTGCGATATAGGTTTTTCCTTGACGCCGAGAAACCGCTGCACAAACAAAGCGATATTTAGAATTATTTATCGCATTTATAATTGCATTTTGTGATGGAAGAGGAACAACTCCTAATAAATCCAAATATGGATCTATTGGTAGTTTTAAGAAACGTGTCTCAGATTGTAAATCTAAAATTTCTTGTGATATAATATCAGCTCTACTTACTTGTACCGCCATATAAATTACTCAGATTGTTGATCTTCAAGAACTTCTTGATTTCTTTCTATCCAATCTTGTGAATCAGTACCTTCGTCACTTTGTGTAGCTTTACGGTAATAGATAATTATTTCTTTTTGTTGACGTATATATCTACGAAGTTCTTGTAAATTATATGCCATATTTTCGTAGTCTTGTGGAGTCAGACCAAAGAGTACGTATGTGCCATCTTGAATTTTTTGCAGCCTTTTTACTTGTTCTTCAAAATTCTTTTCTGTAACTACAAAAAATTCTACATCTTGTAAACCAATTTCTTTTGGCAGAGGAGGTTGATATATGTCTAAAGTGCGAAACTCCGTAACAGTTTTAATTCGCACTTCTGGTTCTGGCAAAGACGGAGTAAAACTTGAACAACCCGCTACTGTTAAAATCAATAATAAACTATAAAGAATCCGCATTTTCAACCTCTTTACTCGCTTCTTCTATTGCTCTGAATACTTCTGCAGTACCATTGTTAATACGAGGCTCTATCAATCCAGGTTTGGCTCGTGCTAACTTTGTCAGATTATGCCGCTTAAAAATTGACAGATAATCATCCATTTCAGCCTGCATTGCAGTATTCTTTTCAGTAAGTTCTCCTACTACTTTTATCTGTTTTTCAAGATTTGCTTCTATCTGCTCTCGGGCCGCTACTTCTCTTTCCCACCCCGCTTCTAGTCGAATTGCATTTTCTTGTAGAATTACTTTATCTCTTTCTAGTTTTGCTACAGCAGCCTCTAGTTGACTTACTTTTGTAGTATGGTAAGCATACCCTGCTCCAGCTATTGCTAGTACTAAAGGAAGCATTTTTAACATTCCGAACATTTTATTTTACCTTTTTAATTTGAAAATTAAAAGCATCTTGAGTTCGTAACTCAAAAGATTCCCCGGACACAAGTCTGCCTTTTATGTGGGTTGCTTCGCATTTCTCTAACCATTTAAACTGGTAGGACGTTTTTTTCAAAGGATCGTACCAGATAATAACTTCCCACTCGTTTAAAAAAAGATTAACAATCGAGCGTAAGGGCCAAAAGACAATTGTCAATAAAATTATCCCAATCTTTTTCAACTTCTTCCCTATTTTTGTACTCTTCATACAGAGCATCCTTCTGGCTATCTGGTACGGAGTTGTACTCCTCCCATTCTTCTGGGGTCATAAATTTCTTTTTTGGGTAAGATATTCCTAATTCAAAAGTATAAAATATTTGCTCTGAATTAGGATCTATATGTCTTTCCAAGTTAGGAGAAACCGCCACACAACTACTTAATAGTATGAGTGGCAACATCCTCCACATTATTTTCCTTTTTGGTACGCCTGTGCGCCGAAGAACGCTGCTACCAAGCCTGCAACCGCTACAAAGTAGGTCGGTGCCATATCTCCTAGTATATCTGCTGACTTGTCTAAATTTATAAAATCTGCTCCTAAAACCAAAGCTGGGTACAATAACATTCCGAATAAAGCAAACCAAGTCATATTACGTTGAGCATCTCGCATTGCATCTGCATCTTCTAGCTCTTTACGCTTAAACTCCATATACATTTTATGCTCTTCGGGAGATACTTTACCATCTCCATTTGTATCTGCTGGATGAAACCCCTTTTCTTTCATTTCTTCTTCCATACGATATATTAATTGTCTACCAGAATAAGATCAAATATGGCACCGCCACCGACATTATTCTGTGAAAGAGCTTTGACTTCTATATCAGTCTTTTCGCCAAATTCTAAAGGTACAGGATAGTCATAATTAAACCCAGAAGCAAATACTCCAAACTGTCCTTTTACATTAAATGCTCCTCCAAAAGATCTAGCATAAAGTCTAAAAAGAGCATCATTATTTGCATCTATCGATCCGTTTATTTTAAGTAAATAACCGGTTTTGCCTGCAGGAATTGTGTAAACACACATAAGAGTTTGGCCTGCTCCTGCTTTAATAATTGCTACATCATCACTACCGTTCTGTACTCGTATATCGTCTACATTCGTAGTACCAGTATTTGCCGTAAGCATTAAGGCTCGAAATACCCGAACAAATTGAGTACTAGATGCAGAACCTCCAATTGTTAATGTTTCTGTTGCAGGAACATAATTTTCATCTAGCCCTTGTACTTCTACAGTTCCGCCGTCATCAGAAAGAGGAGTGTCAGAAATTACAGAAACTACTGCTGCGGATCTATAAGTATAGTCTGTAGTACCATCCCAAATTGTTTGAAAACTATTTGGAATTGTACTTCGATATCCAAACTTATTTATATGAGAGTAACCTTCTACATTTCCGGCAGCAATAGTAATGTTAGATGCTGTGCCAAAACTAGATATTAAGTTTCCATTTTTATCGGCAAGTGTTACTACCTGTATAGGACTAAAAATATCTTCAGATCTTATTGTATAAGTTTTGTTCACCACTTCACCTTATCTGCCCAATAAGCTGCGCTCATTTTGCCCTTTGCAATGTTTCTGCGATGACGAGCTTTAAAAGACGCACGCTTTTTCTTCATTGCAGTGCTTTCCCCTTTCTTTGGCTTACCCGCTGTTTTTGCGCCTTGCTGCCCAAATCGAATCGTTTTGACTTTATCACCTACCTTTGCTACGACGATGTGGGACTTCTTCGGGTGGCCTGGAGTACGTTTTGGTTTGTTATACCCCTTTACCTTAGCACGTGCTAACCGAGGATCCTTCTTTCTACCTTTTCTTTTTACGGCCACGCTTTTTTCCATATCCAGAAGCATAAATTGCTTTGGCTTGCTTTAAAGCTGCTTTACGAGTTTTGTAAACCTTTCCAGACTTACCCCACTTATATCCGCCTTTAACCTTTCTTACGGGCACGCCTCATTCTCGCTTTTCGCTTGGTAAATGTCTTTACCATAGTCGGCTTGCCTCCGGGATTACCGGCTGCTCTTTTTCTACGAATTGCAGACTTTCTTTGTGCTGGTGTCATGCGTGCTGCTTTAGAAGCTGGAACACATTTTGGATACTTACCTTTCTTAGAAGTCTTACGACCACAAGGCATATATCCCCCGCCCTTTTTTGGACGAGAGATATCTACCCATTTTTCTTTAAACCATTTAGTTAGACCACCTCGTGGTTTAGCCACGAACAGGGCCCCACTTTACCCAAGCCCAATGAGCTGCTGCACCGAGTACAACTCCAATTACAAATTCCATACTATTTTCCCATGCGGTATTTACCGCCTTGCGCTTTGTAAGTTTTTACAAGCCAACCATTTGCATAAGCCGAAGGGTAAACTTTAAATTTACGTTTGGCTTGTGCCTTTACTCGTGCGTACAACTTTTTGTTTGTAGGCACGGGTCTCTTTTTCGCCGCTCTGCCCTTACTTCTTTTTCTTGCCGCCACGCTTCTTCTTCATTATGGCCTTTTGAAGAGCCATCGGTAGCTTTTTCTGTGCTGCGGTCAGTCCCATTGACTTTTTCTTTTTTCCTTTCATGGGCTTTTTCTTTGAAGGACGTCCACGACGCTTTCCATAAGTTCCTTTTCCTGCTGGCATGTTTAACTCCTAGCTACGTACATCGTAACTTCGAAACCGAATCGCATATCAATTGCGCTGGGTTTAGTCCACATTACATCTCTCCTGGAGACCAATCTTTCCAGTCTTGGCCATTTTCAGTGACTGGATTCTCATCTTCAAAAGACTCAGAGAAATTTTCCTCTGTAATAACAGGAGTCTCTACAGTCTCATGAAAGTTTTGTACAGGCGCAGGTTGCTCTCCTGCATACTCGCGTGCTGCTTCTTCAGAAGAAAACTTATGTAGCTTTCCCTTTGGATCTCTGTAGCACCAACGTCCGCGTTTTTCAAAAATCATAATCCACCCTTAGTCAATAGCGAACCT